ATGCCACTTGCCCATGTTAAGCCAGCTCATGCCTGGGAGAAATAAGGACTCTAAACGATCCACTAGATCCCGTAAAGTATAAGGTACTAAAGATTCCCAATGGCGGCCTGCTTTGTTAGCTTTTAAAGAACCGTATATACCCGCACTCATTCTGTGGTTTAGCATACCTTTTGGTTTTTGTGGATTGTTTCTTCGCCATTGTTTCACGTATTCTTTCATATATTCTGGATTATTTTTGTAATACTCTTTATTATATTCTCTGTATTTCTCTATGTTGGTTTTGTAACGCTCTTTGCCTTTTTCTTTAATTTCTTCTGAGTTAGCTTTGTAATGTTCTTTGCTTTTTTCTTTGATATGTCCTGCGTTAGTTTTGTAATATTTTTTTTGATATTCTTTTATTTTTTCTTTGTTGTTTTTGTAGTTTTCTTTCTTTTGTTCTTTTATTTCTTCTGAATTAGTTTTATAATACTTTTTGCAATACTTTTTGTTGTATTCTTTCATGCATTCTTTGCAGTAATATCGCAAACCATCTTTAGCAGCTTTGTACTTACAAAATCCTCCTAATGATTTTCTTTTTTTACAACGAGAACAAATCTTAGTTTTCATTATCTAACCTTTATCCCGTCAAAGATGCATATACGGACATGTGGCTAGTAATAAAAATGAAATTGGTCGGGGCTGTCAAATAGCAATTATAATCTATACGGATCGTATCTCCTTCGATAACCTTTTTGTATCCCCAGTATGGAACATCCCCCGTGAATATGCCAAGGCCCTCGTATTGGGATAGTTTAGCTGTTACAACTGCATCCACTCTGCCAATCAAAGAGTTAGTCATGGCTTTTCCTATGAAACTTTCCTCTACCGCTGTTCTGAGATCTTTGCAAGCAAAAAGCGCTTCTCTCATCATTGAGAATTCGCATTTCTGTAATTCACTTCCTTGATAACTTGTTACGCTTCTTGCTGCCGTTAATCTTCCTGCTCTTGTCTGCATTCCTGCACACACCCCTGCTTTTATAAGGGTTTCGATTTCAGTAACAGATAATTCCTTTTCCCATTTTAGAATTCCAATGTCTTTGTTGGTAGCTGGTTCGGGTAATGCTAAAGCAACAAACATTCCTAACAGTTTACATGCAAAATAAGCAGATGAATAAGTTTTTGTCTTAGTATAATCATCAAAATCATAATCCACCATTCCCGGGTAAGCTAACAATCCATATTCAGAGTTAAGAGCTTTTGATCTGGTTTCAGCCTGGGCGATAGTTTCCCCTTCCGCTCCTCCAACTAAAAATTGCCTTTCATTTTTACCTGTGGCTGCATTCATTTTAACACAATGATTTTTAATTAAAGTATGAATGGCCGCATCATCTTCTGAAGTGCTCATAAATTGAATATCCCCTTCTTCAGCTAAGGCTAATGAAATTCCCCATTCAGTAGCAGTATAAGCCCCCGCTATTGCCCCGGATAAGAAAACCCAATCTGTTACATTGTCCGGTATTTCTCGATCTGTTGCGGTGGATTTGAATTCTGCTGTCACGTAAGCGCTGATATTGAAAGTATCGATAAGAGCCTGTAGCGAACTTTCCGCTGTTACAGCAAGGGTTTTTATATCTGTCCCTGTTGCAACATCATCAAGTTCTGTTGAAGCGTCCGAAGGAGTTAATGTTTTAACAGTGCAGCTATAGTCTGTTTGTCCATCTATAAAATCAACTAAATCCTGAATTGTTGGAAAATCAGCAAACAATAGATTCAAATCCTCTGTTTCGGTTCCTAAATCTCCTGTTTCGGTAATTAGAGCGGTTAGCGAAATTTCCATAAGGGCTGAAGCGTCGGAACCTGTATATTGAATTTCAAGACTTTCTTTTTCCACATTATCCCAAATTTCCTCGGTCTCGTTTTTATACTGAACAGTTATCTTTTTTCCTGAAGTAGTGCCAGCTTCTAGCTTGGTTTTTATTTGATTTGCATGCACTCCATACACTCTTGAAGTTAGAACAATCATAGGGTCTGCTGTTTCCAAATATTCATAAGAAGATTGAGTCCCTGGGTTAACTCTCCAAGCCCCTATTTTTTGCGGACTCATTCCGCCGCCAGGATTGAAAGCATGTTTAATAGCATCTAGCAATTTGCCGGATACTAATACATCTTCTGCATCCGAGGGGCTTCCAAACCATAAAATTTCATTAGGTTTGCCACCTCTTGAGTCGCCGAAAATTACACCATTGTTGATACTAACAAAGCCGCCTGCTCCTTTAACGAAGTCTATGCGGCTGTAAGCTCCTGGTAAATAATGTTGAGTCAGTTTACCAGCGCTCTGAAATGTGCTTGGTTTTACGCCCATTGTTTATTTCCTCCTTTATTGTCTTTTTTTATTGATTTATGCTGCTTTTGTTCCTTTCTGGCGGTTATCTTTTTTCCAAAGCGGTCTTAAATTTTCAAGGCACCATAGTTTCTTAAAATTAGGATCGTCAAAGCTTTCATAGGGCAAAATAGCTTTAGCCATTATATGATCTATCTCCCATTTAGTTCCGTAGTTAGCTAATGTCATACCTGGCTTAAGCTGGGAGAAAAAATGATTTCTTATCCCGTGTGAGGGGCGGCCAAACACCCATTCTAATCTGCGACTGCTCTTTATCGTTCCTTTCACAAGCATGGACAAAAGACGCCCCAATGAGGCATTGTGTTTGCCATCAAACATTTGCTTTCTTTTTGCCCAAGTTTTCTTTGCGATTTGTTTAACCTTTTTTGGATTTGCTGCTTGCCATTTATAAACGCTTTGTTTCATTTTCTCCGCATTAGCTTTGTAATGTTCTTTTTTGTATTCTGGGTTAGCTTCCCGCCATTTTAGAATATTCTGTTTAACCTTTTCTGGATTAGCCCTTGCCCATTTTTTATTCTTTTTGTTTATTTTTTCTGGATTGTCTTTGTAGTATTCTCTGTTGTTTTCCTTTGCGCATTCTTTGCACTGATAATTCAATCCATCTTTAGTGGCCTTGCGCACGCCAAATTCTTTTACTAATTTTCTTTTCTCGCATTTTGTACAGATTTTTGTTTTCATTTTTTAATCTCCTTTATAAAGACGATTATAACACCTAACTTAAAAATTGTAAACGATTTTTTTACCTATCAATATTATTTTCATAGTGATCGACTTCTGCCATTATCTCTGTTTCAGTATCTAAGACATATTGCCTAGTAATAAAATCAACGTTGAATCTTAAAATAGCTCCGAAAAGCATCCGGGCAAAATCATAGTTGTAGTTTCCGCTTTTTTCACCCTGTACCGAATCCTCAACTACGGTTATTCCGTAACTTTCTCTTATAGTAAACCTGTTTTGGCCTATCAGAAAATTAACAACCAAATCATATAATTTGTTCTTGACAACAGGATTCTCGGACCAGATCTCCCCCACTATATTTGCTCTTCGATAATTTGTAAATCCTGTTGCGGGTAATGAAGTTTTAACCAACTCTTTTAAAGCAACCAACGTTTGCTCTGACAATATATATCTATCCTTGTTGTTTTCTATGTCGGCAACTTCTGTCGGAGTGATTATAACATTCTCTTCTAACGCGGGAATATTTAAAGTTGGATTCTTTATATCCGAAGTGTTTACTAAAGTCACGGATGGAAACAAACTAACTGGAATTGGGTCCCCATTTATCTCTTGTTCCAACAAGAACGCAAACGGATGAGTTGCACTAACCCTAGCATTGCCAAAGTTAGGGAATATCTCCGCGAATTTTACATCTTCAAACAGGTGTTGTTTGAGTTCTTTTATTAAGATTTCTTCTAAATCTGGAACAACGTTTAATATATATTTCATTTTATGTTAACCCTAAATCTTGTTTGATCCCTGAAGTAACCAAATCTTTAATTACTTCAGCTGAATTAGCAGCTACATATTTTGTTATGTTTTTTGCCGGTCTTGCTGCCTGCAACCATTTATGGGACGGGGAATTAACACTAATAATACGGAAAGTCATATAAGTGGATCTGGCAGATTTTTTGGTTGATACATCCATTACAGTCATTCCTTCTATGTTTTCTAATCCTGTGCCTGTTATCCTACTTCCCCATTTATATTTTCCTCTGGGAATTATTTCTCCTTTATAATTTGGGGAATGTGTTTTTCCTTTTATTGTTTGACTTTTTTGTATTTCATCGTTTTTTATCCCTGCCCTTATTGCTTCATAAAGCTGCTTTGGCATTTGCTGGTATGATTGCGTACCAGGCACTCCATGCCTAAAAGGCACTATTGTGTATGGTATCCCATCTTTGCTTATTCTAGACTTTCTTCCGAATGGGTGTGTTCTCTTCATATCGTAAGCTTTTGTTCCATCTTCTATGTGTGCAGCAATAGGGCTATCACTATATATTTCATAATTGAATGGGGCCAGCATTCTTACTTTTATACTTTTTGCATAACCACCTGCTGGATTTTTTATTCTGGAAGATGTGCCCGGGATAGGGGCCCCTAATGCATAAGATTTCCAAGTGTATGAAACTAAATTAGAAGACATTTTGAAAGCTTTAAAAGTAGCCGGCATCATTTTGGAGCTAACCATTTCAAGGCTGGATACTAAATTCTCTAAAGTTTCGTCTTGTGGTATTAAATCTATTTTTATCATTAGTAAGCCCCATCAGCTGAACTAGGTCTGTTGCGTCCTTTGCTTTCTAATTCAAATCTTTTTAAAATTACTTTTCTGGGGAAGTTTTTGTTTTCGGCATGTCTGGGATCCGGAATATCATCATCAACCAAATAGGTTGGATTGTAAGTAAAAGAGATTGAAAACCTGCCTGTAGGTTTTCTATCACCCCATGCTATTTCATTATTTCTTATTATTGTTGCTCCTTCTATTTTTCCCAATTCATCTTCTATTCTTATTATTGACTTTGCATAAAATACTGGCAATCTTTTGTCCATAGTACTGACTGTAGCCATTTTCTGAGTGGCCCTTAGGAGGGTTACCATATCTCCTGTTCCCACTTCATAAAAGGTAGGAATTATTGCTTGAAGTTCTCCTACCTGGTTTGCCATAAAGTTTTCTTTTTTCTGTTTGAAACTTAAGTTTGAGACTGAAAACGTCACCGGCATAACATACTCGCAATCAACTTCTATTGAATCAGATTCTTCCACGCTTGAATCCGTTAAGATTCTATTATCCCAAAAATCTAAGACGTTTATGTTAGTTTGCTGTGTGGTGTTTGTTGCGGAATTGACTTTTGTTATTTCCCCTATAAAGTCGCCCTGCAGAGAACTTTCTGACGGAATGCTAACTTTAATTATCCCGTTTCCCTTCCATAAACCAACTCCCAAAAAGTTGTTTACAAGATTTTCCTTATATTCCAAATGCCAACCTTTTCCTTTTCGTATTATTTTTGACAGAGTTATTTCTGTGCCACCAAAATCAGAATAAGTAAGGGGGTTGTTTGCAAGATCTGATAACCTTTCTATAGAAAATATTTTCTTTTTAGATTTTATTACTTTTCCGCCCAAAGATATCCCCTGCTCTACTCTTCTTGCAGTTTCAACAACATGAAAAATGGTTCCGCGACCAAAGCATTTTTTACATTGTGGGTCCGTTCTGCCATAATCTGTTAAGCAATAGCAAGGTAAAGCACTTTTCCAACGTACAGACTGCCCATGTCTTGCGATTGACTGATCATAGAGATTTGGATGTTGTCTTATGTTGGCCTTTTCAAGTGAAATTTGCATTTATGTTCCTTTTGCTGCTTGTACACGTTTTCTGTAGTATAACTTTGCGTATTCCCTGTTATATACCTTAAATTTTTCTGTCTTGTTTCTCTCTCTTGCTTTTCTGTTTATTTCTTCCCTGTTTGTGTTGTTGTAATTTTTGATATTTTCCCTTGCCCATTCTACATAAGCTGGATTATTTTCCCTGTAATTTCTCATCAAGATTTTATTATGTTCCCTGGTGCAGTCCGCACATACATAACCAAATCCACTTTTGCCAACTCTTTGACTACGGAATTCTTCTAAAGGTTTTACCTTTTTGCAGTCGTTACACCTTCTTATTGTAATGTTATCCACTTCAGTTGTGTTTTTTGCTTTCGTGCCTTTTCTTTTGTTCTTTCCAATTTTATATTCAGATTTCATTCTTTTTGTAGTTATATATCCAATTGTAGCACTAGCTAGTTTGTGCACGTTACTGTTGTTTTTTACCTTTTGATTTATGTAATGGCAATCTCATGCTATTTTTGTTCCTTTCTTTAAGTTATCCCCTTTCCATAATGGCTGAAGATTATCTAAAGCCCAACATTTCTTGAACTGCGGATCTGCGATATCTGAATAATCAAAACTCCAAAGCGGGATTTTATGATCTATCTCCCATTCAGTTCCGTAGTTAGCCCTTGTCATACCAGGGGTAAGCAAGG